ATCCATCATTATCTGTTGCACTAGTAGCTCCAGCTGTTGTCAGAGTCACATATTTGCCACTCATTACATAGTACCCTTTTGCATCACTGACACTAGCTACTGTTGATGTTGATGATAGGATATCTACTGTACCTACCACATCTCCAGCTACTGCACTTACAGCATTGATATTTTGAGGCGTTACTGAGAATATATCTGTCTCTCTATCCAGTTCGTATCTTTCGCCTTTGAGTTCCACCCAGTATTTTTGATATGCTAGTTGAGACACAGTCAGTTCTGTTTCTTCTGGTACTGCTGTCACATCCATCCCTGGTTCACCGCTTTTCTTGCTTACTGCTACTGGTGTGAACCCTGCTACAGAGCTTCCATCTGATTTATTGATTACCGAGAATGTACTTGTGTTTTGTAGTCCACTCACATCTTGAGGTAGGAAGCTATCGTTTTCCAGTATTTGTACTGTGAATGTATAGTCTTTGTTCTTTGGTATTATAAATCGACTCATTGTCATTCTCCAGTATTTTGTTGTCTAGGTTTGGTATTTACCCTAGTATATAGTCACATCAGAACCAGGAGGAGAGAGTCTCTACCTGATTCCAATCTAATTATAGCTTACAGTTCATTGTCTTGAATAGATACACCATATTTCTTTACGACGATTGGAGTTTTATTTCCAGTTCGTACTCCATTTATCACTTCATCTATATGTGATGTGATAGTTAGGTCTTGTGCTACCTTGATTAGACATCTCTCGATCTCTACTGGGATATCTAGTGGCACTTGTCTTTGTATCACACCAGCTGACAGGAATGCCATAGTTGCATGAGCATTTTCTCTCTTGTCATTGTTTGTGATTGTCACTACTCTTTTTCCCATCCAGTACTGTTTTAGCAGTGCATGGTATTTCAGAGATTCATTTTTAGCTTGTACTTTTGACATAGCTGAGAAGTCTGGTTTCATTTCCAGGATTTCTTTGTATGTTTGTCCAGTATAGCCTTGAGTAGCTTTTGCTTTCTTCCCAGTTGACTTCATCTCGATAGGAGCTTCTACCTCTGGTTCTTGAGTGTCTTCTACTGTTTCAGCGTCCTCAGCCTCTGTTTCAGCCTCTTCTACTGCCTCCACTAAACCATCAGCTGATTGGTTCGCATAGTGTGCATCGATTGCTGCTTTGACATCTTTCTTACTTTTTAGTCCCGTAATTTCGACTCCTAGGTCTTTTGCTTCTGACTTCAGTTCGTCGAATGATTCTGTTATTTGTGACATTGTTCTAATTCCTTAATTGGTTATTTAGATTGAGAGCCACTTGGTGACTCTAATTGTTTATTCTACAGTAGAAATACTGTAGAACACATTTGAGCATACTATCTACTTAAGGGAGAACCCTTAAGCGGTAGCTACTACATCCACTTCTAGCAATTTAGTCTCGTCAAGAATAATCCCTGCATACCAGAAATTATAACTGAAGAAGCCCTTCGTTCCGTATGGGTTACCATTTTCGATCTTCTCAGGTGACTTAGAGTTGAACTTGATTTTACCTTTACCTTGTAGACCCACAGTTGCGAATGAACCTTTAGTTGGGAATAGGATAGGGAATACATCAAAGTTAGTACCATTGTTAGATAGCACACCAGCATATGACGCAGGTAGTGCATGACCAGCACCAGTTCTTACCATTGCAGATTCTGACTCGATGAATCTTACATCATGCATTGCACCAACTTCACCATCAGCTAGATTTGCAGCAGCAGCATACTTGTAACGAGGTACATATGCAAATTCTTCAGCAGAACCAGCACCACGAGTTAGTGTCTCTAGATCATATTTTACTTCGTTACCTATGATTCCGTAGTACGCTTTATTGATTGTACGAGTATCAATCTTAGTTGAACCAGATACGATTTCAGTGTTGTACTGTGCACGGTTACGTACTAGACGCTTAGATGCTTGACGAATTAGGTCGAAACTTACTTTGTATAGTGCAGCATTAGTATCATCAGCACCTATAGTAGCACCGATATCAGTAATTGCAGCAGATCCACCAGAGAACATTTTGTTACCAGTTCCTAGCATATCTCTTTGTTTCAAGTCTTCTTGTCGTCTGTTAGCTAGTAAACCTAGTTCTTCACGGTATCTAACCTGAATATAGTCTTCAGAAAACATTTCTACTTCATCAGTATAGTCAATCATTTCACCATATCTTGCGAATGATGTTTCCATAGTAATCTTTTGGATTCCTACTTGATTAACAGCTCCAGCCCCTTCAGCAAGCGATACATTTGATGCTAGGTCAGCAGTTACAGCGTCTAGGCTTCTTGAACTTAAGTATCCTTTTGCAGCGAAATCTGTATCAGAAGTTGTTCTGTCATAGATATGTAAAAATTTACTAATTTTGTAAGTCTTACCCATTTTAAGTGGCATTGACTTTCTATCAGCCCATTGTCCATATATATTTTGCTCAGTAGCTGCTTTTATACCAGCTTTGTCGTAGAAGTGTATTATCGTATTAGCTCCAGCAGAACTATTTACACCATTTCCATAAATTTGTGCACTCATTATCTTTGCCCCTCCATCAGGACATTATATCATTATCATCTAGGCAAGTATTAGATACTTGCTTCGAGTTTTTTATACCATTCGTTATACGCTTCATCATCGTCATCCAAATAGTCAACTACAGTTTTTTTGCCTGAAGCCTTACTTGGGATAGCTGCATTTTTACGTGCTTGTGCATCAGCATCTATCTGGTTTCGCTTCTCTTCTTGTGCTTTCACTTCAGCTACTCTAGAGTTGTTTGCTTTTTGCTGCCTAGCAGCTTCTGCATTCACTCCATCGATTCTCGCCTGCTCTACTCTTTGAGCTTCAGCTTGAGACTGTTGGTTAAGAGCATTCATCTGACTTCTTCTCTGTGCAGCTTGTGCATAGTATTCGATATCAGACATTCTACCGCCATCATACAGCTTCAGTTTTGTTGCTTCAGCACTTAGCACATCGAAATCGCCATTCTTCACATCTACATGAAGTTTTTTGATTAGTGATGGATTATCTAGGAATACATCTCGTGATGCTTGATCCCATCTGTTACCCAGCACATCTTGTGTTATTGCGTATTCAGGGTCTCTTGCTATCTCGTTTACTATCTCATCGATTTCGAGTTCCACATCAGATTTTCCATACTGTTGTGGCTGATACGTTTGCTCTTCGTCTTCAGCATCTAGTTCCATTGGGTTTACCCCAGTGCGTTCCATCAGCTTATTCATTGCACCTTTGTCACCCTTCATTACATCTATCATCAGTTCGACATCAGCATGTGACATCTTATTGTCCTGTAGTGCACTTATTGTGGTTCTCCACGGCTTGAGCTCTTGCATCTTTTGAGTATAGTTCATTGACTGACCGAATACTTGTCCGAATCGTTCTTTTATCTCCGCTTCAGTGAATTCGAATTCTTGTCCATTTGCCTTATACTTAAATGTTTGAGGTTTCTTGTCCCCTGGTTCTGATTTGTCTGCATCTCCAGCATTCGCAGCATCTGCGTCTACTTCAGCAGGATCTTCTCCAGTCTTCTTTTCACCATCGTTATCGGAGTCTGTAGTTGATTGTTCCGATTTGTCATCAGCAGTTCCAGTAGCATTATCGCCACCTTGACCATTGTCACCATTGTCATCGTCTATGGCATTACTATTTGTACTACTATCGTCGCCATCATCATCAGCACTACCATTATCGTCAGTAGATCCATTATCTTCTCCATCAGAACCAGAGTTATCTGCTCCATCTTGGTTTACAATGTCATCACCTACATTACCTTGGTCTTGCTCAGCTCGAGCGGCAGCCAGTGCCACTTCGAAATCCTCGTCGCTCATATCATATAATGCATCTTCCTCTGCAGATAGATCATTTACACCATCAGCCATAGCTTACTCCTCTACCATTGGACCTTCAGCTTCCGCTAAAGTCACTTGAGCACTTGCTCCAAATGTTGTCACCATTTTAAAAAAGTATTCTAGGTTGCTTATTGCTACTAGGTCTTCCATGATATTAGGTCTATCTCCGTTTGCCTTTGTAGCTGGTTCAGCTAGTAGGCTCACTGAGTCTAGCGCTTTGTCTCTCATGTACCCTTCAGTTATTAGCAATTTGAAATCTGCATTTTCTCTTAGTCTATCGAGAGCTTCTTTCATTGCCGCATAGTGTCTTGTTTCTATCATTTCGAGTTCTTCTTGGTTTTCCATTTCTGGTTCCTTTATATTTTGATGTGAGTCCTGTTTAACGAGGTTCGTCACTGTAATTATACTTGTCCGTAGCTTAACCGTAGCTTAGCTGGACATATATGGCCTATAGCTGAGTACTCCTTTTCCACTTGATTTTTATTAGATGGTTTATCTTCCGCCTGCCATCATTTGTCCCAGTCCTTGCTCATCTTGCATTTCTGGTCCAGCACCTTCTTGCATTCCTGATTGTTGGGATTGTCTTTCATTTTCTTGCATTTGTTGCATAATTTGTACTGCTTTAGCTACTATCGCTTCAGGTATTCCTAGTGCCACCAGTTCTTGAGGAGTCTTTCCTTGTTGTAGCATCATTACCACTTGTTGCATGTCTTGCATTGTTGGGTTTTGCCCTTGTTGTTGCTGAGCCATCATTTGACCTAGACCTTGTTCGTTTTGTTGTGTCATCTTTATCTCCATTTATATTTTTTTACTTCGGACTACTATTTACCTGCCCTCATATCTTCTCAGAACCAGTGGTGAGTGGTTACCTATGCATATACTGATAGTTTGGGTCGTTCTGGTTTGCATCAGTATTATGTGATAGGTAGTTCATTGTGTTGTTCAGGAATGTATTAGCTAGACCACCATCATTTATTTCTGATGCTGGTCTACTGAATCTGTTTATTGCATAGTCTGCTAGACCCTTGTCCATATCTCTACCCATATTCCCAGCACCGTATGGTATATCTTCATTTATAGCTATATCGCCTTGTCGTTGTTGATCCATTAGTAGTCTATTTTTCCATGCATTTGCTCTATCTAGCTGTGCTTGGAATTGTCCTGCCATATATTTTGCTCCTGCATCAGCTCCAGCTCTTGCTATGTTTTCATACTTCTGGTTCTGAACCATATTGTCATATGCTTGTGCTTTTCTGTCCCTAGCTTCTTCAGCTAGTTTATTTGCTATTATTCCCATCTTCTTGCTCCTAATTGATTTGGTTGCACTAGCATTACGCCAGGTTCTATTCTGCGCATGTAGTCAGCTAGTCCAGCTGTGTTCCCTCTGTCTACCATTTGTTGGCTTGGCATATATGAGTCTACTATCATTCCTTCTGAGTTCACTTCTCTTCCCCATTGTCCACCACCGTCTCTCATCGAGGCATAGTTGCTTTGGTTACTGAAGGTTGGGTGCCACGGCAGTTTGCCTATGTCACTTCCATGTCCTCTTGAGTCTAGCTTACCTATTTGGCTATAGTCATAGTCTGGTCCTATCCCGCCTAGCAGTCTTGCTAGTCCCTCTTGGTTTCCGATAGTGAGTTCTTGCTCAGTTCTTGTTCGTTCCATTATTGAACTACTCCTATGTTTCGATCTCCAGCTTGTTGCTGTAGTCTCATTTGTTGCATGTTAGCTTGATGCTTCATGAATTCTTTCTGCATGTCATTATTATGCTTCATTTGTATTTCATCTGCTTTTACTTTTTCATCTATTTGTTCATCAGTTTTTATGTAGTTCAGGTCTTGCATATCACTAGATGAGTTTAGGTTTCTTGCTTTAGCTTCATCTACTGAAGCTTTTGCCATCTTAGCTCTTTTGTCTGCTTCATCTTCATGCCCAGTTGCGTAGATACTAAATATCTCCGCTTCTAGCTTTTTGTTTTCTAGCTCAGCTTTTTGTATTTCTATCTGTTTCATTTTTTCTTGCATAGGGTCTGGGTTTTGCATTTGTTGTCTGACTTGCTTGGCTTTGTCTCTGAGCCTTTTCGCAGCTTCTGGCATCTTAGTCAGCTCTGCCCAGTCTGCCATCAGATCGAACTTCATGTCAGGATCCATGCTCTGTGCAGTTGTTTGCATCATGAATGATAGTTCTTGAGCTTTTTGTGCATTGTCTTCTGCCGTTGATACTTCTATGTCTAGGTCTACTCTACCAGTTAGGTCATCTTTTGTGATTGGCACGAACTGCTGTGAAGTTATATCCATTACCTCTTTGTCGCTCATGAATTCAGCACTATAGCTCAGCCATTTTCTCATCATAGGCTTTATCATATTTTCTGCTACATTTCTTACTCTGTACATTCTTCTTACTGCAGTAGCAGATAGTGCACCTCTTACTCCAGTAGCACTTCCACTTATTGCATTGCCATTTATTCCACCACTGAATGATTTTACTCCAGTTTGTGATTCTATCTCATTACTTTGTACTGTTAGCATATCGAATGCAGATCTAGGTATTGCATTGTAGCTTCCATACCAGAAGTCGTTTGGTGTTCCATTGAATTCGAAGTTTTCGTCGTTCAGGAATTTCTTTCTATTGGCTACATCTAGTGCACCTTTTCTCACTCCCATCTGACCATTGTTTGATTGTGCCATGTTGTCTATGATACCACGAGTTACAGCTGTTTTTATCTTTTGGTTATCAGCTATCAGCTCAGCATCACTTTCTCCAGCCATTTGAAATGGTACTGAGTTGAATGGTACTACTATGAATGGTACCTTCTTGTCTGGATATGGATTATCTTGTAGCCTAATTATAGTATTACCTATCCATGCACACACTACTGGTTTAGCTATTCCACTTCCATCTATATCATAGTTGCCCCAATATTCATATACCATTAGTTTTTTTCTAGGGTTATCTTGAAATTGAAACAGAGTGTCGTCTTCTGGATAGTAGTCACTATCATGTAGAGGACCTCCACTAGATTCTTTCATTACTTTATCTATATTTTTATATCTATTGTCTTGTTTCAGTGTGGTGTAGTCTGTTTCGTATCTATGTATTACGAACTGGCAGTTGTCCATATTATCCATGCATGTTGGGTCTATGAATATATCTCTGTTCCTACATACTACAGCGGTAGGTCTATTTAGAATTATCTTTGTAGTTTCTATAGTTTTGTTCACTATAGTTTCATATCCATCTACAATTTCTACTGCTTGGACTTCTTCTTCTACTTTTTCATCTTTGTATTCCCATCCAGTTTGTATTACTAGAGTACCTTCTTGAGACAGTACCTTTAGTGCTTTTGTCATGAATGAGAATCTTGGGAAGTCTCTACAGAATTGGTAGTTCAGTAGGAGTTCACTCTGTCTTGCTTTGTGTACATCTTCTGCAGTTATAGGGGAAACTTTTACTATGTCTGGAGTTGATACGAATGGGTCGAGTATACTTGGGTGTAGCCACTCATCTTGCTTCTTGATGTCTCTTGAAACTATTGATGATTTGCCTTTTACTTCATTGCCATATGGCTCTCCATTAAAACCATTTTTCCACTCAAGTATCTTAGCATCTTGTTCTTTGCGAGATGCCTCAGCATGACTTAAGTCTGCTTTCATGCCTCTGAGTATAGCATTTTTATTCATAGTTGTTTCCTTATTGTCGATATTATACCATAAGTTTTATCAGAGTCACATCAGAACCAGGGAGAAAA